ATTATCGTTTGTCACCAAGTAACTAGAGATTATGGAGAAAGATATAAACTTAGTATTTGGCTGGAAGATATATGTAGGAGACACAATATCACATTCATTAATCCTGTAAAGGAAATGAAAAAAGAATTTCTTTTGTCAGACGATGATATCCCAAGTCTCTTTTCTAATAAAGAGAAAAATTATAATCATTTGTCTGGAAAGGGAGAAAATATGATGAGGCAAATATATAATAGGGTTATCGACGGGGGAAACCAGGTTCCCCCAAGCCCCCCTCCTTGAAACAAAACCCAAACGAGAATAAGCACAACCATAACGATAATAAACACAAAACCATAACGATAATAAACACAAAACCATAACAAAAAAGTACAAAGGAGGGGGTAAGGGGGAACCTAGGTTCCCCCTAGTAGGTACAAAACAACGTCCCCCTACCCACATCTATGTCCATATACTTCTTGCATGTAAGCATCTTGCTCGCGATCAACTCTTTAGATACACTCGTCGGAGATTGGTTCCAGTACTTGACCCACCTCCCATTCATCAAGACATTGTTTATGATTAGCAACGTATTCTCATGCGCCAAATCCCTACAATTCATGATATCCGCCCGCACCATCTTCTCTTCGTAAGAACCATCGATCAAAATTATGTCAAACTTTATATTCGTATTCTCTACAAATATCGGTATTATCTCGTTCGAATCCCCCTTCAACAAAGTATGTCTTTTGGGGTAATTTTTGTCGATGTATTTTTTACCACACGCAACACTTTGGAATGCTCCTAGTTCGACACTAGTAACATTCACGTACGAATTCATTTTCAAAAACATTTCGGCTGAATGACCCGCCAAAAACCCTATTTCCAACACATTGTGCACGGTCTTGTCTATGTTGGAGAGGAACATTTCTTCATGCTTCTTGACCTGCGTAATGTAACCTTGTCTAATTTTATGACCCGCAGCTTCAATATACTTCGTCAAGGGCAAATCTACTCTATCGACTTCAATCTGTCTCAATGGCGAGACACTGGTGCTACGACGTATTGCGCTGCTCGTAGACGTCAGCTTGGGTGGTGTAATTTCCGTGACTTCGTCCAAATACCACTTGTTAAAAGTCTTCATACGCTTTATTTTATGCTCCGAAACATCGTAGTTAAAATGAATCAAATACGGCGACGTCGGTTTGTTTTGACGGTAGTACAAACCATTCGGAAATAAATTCAAATCCAGATATTCCACCTTCATCTTATGCTCGAACCTTCTCAAATATTGTTGGTCGTTCGTAAACGAGGCTATATTTTCACTTATTATATCGAAATTAGTGATTTCTTTTGTTAATTCGTTCGACTTCATATAAAAGAGACCCGTACACATACACCGTTTCTCATAACTACTGTTGTCGTTTTGAATCAACAAATCATTCGATTTAATGTTGTCGGTCAAATAAGAAATCGGATCCTTCTCAAACACAATGTCCCCGTCCGTAAATATCACATCGTTGTTCTGATTGAGCTCGGTGTTTATCGCATACATCTTGTACGAGGTCAGGGTCGCCCACTTCTTCTTACCTTCAACGTCGGGGTTTTGCGCCGACTTGTATTCCACCCAATTCTTCAAATAATCCTCGCTAATATCTATTTGTACTACATCATTGTGTGTGTATTTCCCTTTGAAAAAATCATACGCCTTTTCGCCAATACAATAGATTTTCAACTTGTGTTCAATACCCAACCGTTTTAATGATATCAACAGATTTTCCGTAAGGTCCATGTATCCGTCGTTTGTCAGGGTTATCAATACAGAATCGTTTCTAACTATGTTATCCGCAAAAAAGACACGGAAACTTATGTTCCCACCCACAAAACCATTCAACTTCCAAGAATAATTCACATAGTTGTATTTCAAGACCTTGTCCAAATAATAATAATACGGCTTGTTATTCAAATATTGCATGTAATTGATGTAATTCGACACCGTACTACCATCGTGCCCTATGAAAATATCCGACTTATCACATATAGTCTTTTGTATCAAAAAATCAATCAACTCTGTCCTAGTAAAATCCTCGAAATTCTCCTTCAACTTCAAATCCTTGATTAAATCCGTCGTATATATGATTTGGTAATTAGATTTCAACCGATGCAACAATTCGGCATCTTGACGATCGCACATTATTACTATCGGCAAATTCTCTAAATTTAACCTCCCTATCAATTTACACAAGGGCTCGCAAAATCTACCACTGTTTCTATCGACCTCACGTTTGGTATGCTTCCTATCCCCAAATCTAAAATGAATCGCAAGATAATTTTTCGGCAATTCCAATTTGTTAAAGACATGATAAAAACTCGGCTGCAAATGCGTCAATGATTCGCAAATCAACGACATCGTCCTGTAGTTGTATTGTGTTGTATAAAAATTATAAAAACACCTCGCCGCATTGCTTTTGTTGATGTAAATGTAATCCTTCGTGTATGATCCGAAATCAATCACACACTTTTTCCTATGATTCAAAAATTCGTTTATTTTATCGCGGTTATCCTCTATATCCAACTCCTTATCCACAATTCCCACTTGCGAAAAAATATTTTGAAAATACAATGTTTCGCATATCGACCCATCCTTTATTATGTTCGATATATATATCGGCACGTTCCCATAATAAGTCTCTATTCCGTTTGGTAAAAATTTCAAATAATCATTGCTGAAAAAATCCAGGAATTTACCATATTCCCATGATGATGAGCCTACATGACACAATGGATAACGAATTAACAAAATCAACTTTCTATCTGTTATGTTTGCTAGATATATGGCGGTTTCCAAAGAAAATAGTTGATTGCAAAATCCAACCCCACTGAATAGTTCGTATATTAAACTCTTCATTCAATATTATAAATTCATATTCTATTTCAAAGTGATTTACGCAGGGTATTTCTATCCAATACAGTAAATGAAAAAAAAACATTCCTCGCCCTCCTCTCATATAAAGAAAATACCATATATTGTCTATACAAGTATCATGATGAATGTCATTGTGGCTATGGATGAACGACGCGGCATCGGTAAGAATAACCTCCTGCCGTGGAATATCCCATCCGATTTAAAATACTTTTCAAAATTAACTAAAGGTTCTGGAAATAATGCCGTTATTATGGGAAGGAAAACCCACCAAAGCATCGGCAGACTCTTACCTAAAAGGAAGAACATCATTTTGTCCAACAACCCCGACTATCGTGTAGAAGACGACGCAATATTACTATCGTCCTATGATGACGTCATACGTTACATAAAGTCACAAACCTTCGATGAAATATGGATCATAGGTGGCTCATCAATTTACCAGATGTTCTTAGAAAATGATGTTGACAATGTCTACATTACTCAAATCCCCGGAGATTATGCTTGTGATGCCTTTTTCCCATCACTTAGCGACCTGTCTTTTACATATAATGTAAAGTATGTAGAAGACAAAGAATACGCGCACACACACGAAGACACTCCCACAATCACATTCAAACGATTCATCAAAAAAATCCCCAAAAATTAGGAACTTTCTGTTTCCCCACCTTTATTATATTCGGTTGGATTTAAAACACAACTATTATATTCATTCAATAAATATTTACATACGTTTGTATTTGAATACTTATTTACGCATTTCAAATATTCATTTAATAGTTTTGTACATGGGTTCATTCTTGTATTAAAATAAATAGTCTATTATTTTTAAATAACCTTTGCCCTTTCCTTCAAAAAAATATTCATTACTATATAGCAATGAATATTTTTTTTGATTTTATTATCACTACATAGTATATACATTCCATATATGCCGTATGCGTTAGAATTATTTTCTGGTACAGGATCCTTTAAGAAAGCATCAGAAAAAAACCCCTTTAATTATAAAGTAATTGGTGTGGATGTCGATCCGTCCGCAAATCATGACATATTGGTCGATGTCAGCAAATGGGATTTCAAAAACGACAAAAGACTACCGAAGTCATTCGATTACATTCATGCTTCGCCCCCATGTATCAGTTTCACGTTATTAAACGCAATGTTCAAACAACCACACCGCGATGTCAAAAACGGTACGCTCAAGCCATTGACAGAAACCGGACGATTGGGCGACAAACTATTGAATAAAACAATGGAAATTATCAAGTATTACCAAAAAAAAAATCCTAATTTAAAGTTTTCTATTGAAAATCCACGAGGCTTTATGCGTAAAATGCCCATACTTAAGAACGACCCGTCCATATACCGAACCACAACCTCCTACTCTAAGTACGGATTCGACTACAGCAAACCTACCGATTTTTTTACCAACTTCCCACTCAAGTTGAAATCCGTCGACACTGTTAAAAATCCTAGCAAAACGCGGAAACTAGGAAAGTTACAATACAGCACGGGAATGAAGGTGAAAGGTCAATCCAAAGAGACCTTGTATAGAATCCCCCCGCGATTGATTTCCTCTATTTTGAAACAAGCCCGAGACATAGGAGCTTAGGTTTTCATCATGTGTTCATCAATAAATATATACATGCCAATTACGAAAATACTCGCAAGCAATATGGCATCCTCGCGTGTAAATGACATGTCAACGCCGCCGCGATTCAACGAACGAACGTCCAGCTCCTCAACCACTTTGTTGAATTTCACCTTGTAGGTACTGTCATAAGCGTAGATTTTACGCATAATATCAGTCGGCAGATGATACATCCCGTATCACACTCTGTAACGGTTTTTCTTGTATGTTTTTCTAATGATTTACATATTTCACGCGATATATGTTTCAATTTTGTTAACAGGAACCAATGTTTTCCCTCTAATCATCTAATGACCATGACAATCCAAATCGCGGATCATTCGCAAGAGGAGTAAAATCTATAGGAACAATCGTCAACTGTCTTTCAAGTGTTTCCTTGAATTCTTTGCTCTCAAAGAATGTACCATCGTGAGGACAACATATTCCAGATAAAATTGTCAAATATGGTCCCGTATCTTTTACACTAAGCTTTGAATGGAAAATATAAACCAATTTTCTAATTGAGTTATGTAATGGAGTATATCCGATAAAAATGTCATCCGGATTTTTAGCATTTGCGATAATCAGATATTTCTGTATTTCTTCATTTTTCCATTTAGATAAGCCTTCCCATGATTTCAATGCTAGTGTTGCATCTTCATGTTCGAGTAGCTGAATATCATCATCATATTCATCCGATCCCCAATCAATAATGTTTGTATTATATACAGGTACTCTCGATTTTATCTTTTCTTGCCCTCTGTACACGAATGATGCTACAATAGAAAAAATATTTATTAATAAAAATATTTTCATATTATTATTAATAACAATTTTGTATTTAAATGTTTGTTTAAAAGTTTAAATGCTTGAAAATTCAAATGCTTAAATTAAAACTACTGGTGAAACACACACCACCAAAGAGATTAGAGACGGTATAGCGCGCGCGGCGAACGATATTTGATTATCATAACTCTTGTTGCTTGCGTTCATATTGTAAAGGATGGTGGGCGATGTTGTGGGGATTGATGTAGGCAATGTGATTGGATTGTTTGTAATGTTATTAACTGGTTTAAGATCATCTCCATACTTAAAACTCGGTGTAGGAGGAAATGTTGGAATGAAACCCGATTTCGGGGTAGGAGTAGGTGTAGGGGTTGATGTGGGTGCGGACGTAAGTGTAGGCACGAGTGTAGGCGATGGGATCGCGGTAGGTAGTACTGAACTACTGGTAAACATATTTTGATAATAATAGGAATAAGAATAGGAATAAAGATAATAAACAGACAAAATATTCATTTTGTTTATGTTATTTATATATTGGTTTAGTTTTATT